TATCAGCTCTGTTAGATACTTTATCTAACTCTCCACTGAATTTTTCTACTTCAAGTCGTTTCTTAGCGTGAACTTCTTCACGTTGAGCAGTTTGTAAATCTCCTCTGACTTTCTTTAATTCTTGTTGCAACATTTCATTTTGTTGCATTAATTGTTGCATTTGACTACTACGTTCTAATACTCCATCAATATCTACAAGTTCTGACTTCTTCAAGACTTCTACTTGGTCTATTAATCCCATCTTGTACATTTCCATGTAGTTATTAAGTAGTGCCATTCTATTGGTTGGTAATGTAGAACCAGATACAACTACAATGTCATATCTTCCAGCACCTATATCGTGATATCTAGTAACATCTCCATTATCCATTTCTTTATAAAAATTAAATCTTTGTTCTTTTTCAGTACCATTTGGTTGTACTAAACGAATTACTTTTTCTTCTGTATATAACTGTTGAATCAATGGTATTGCTACCTTAGCTAATTGATTCAATGCACCTTCAATATCATCTCTACGTGATTTAATACGTCTTTGTCCAAATTCATCTACTACTAAGGTTCCTCTATAGGTAGATGGAGCACTTCTTCCACTACCTTGCATCAACTCAAAAATACCAAATCCGTATTCTAAATCATACTTAGCATCTGCTTCATTCTTGTATAATTCATTAGGAAGTGGAACTGGACCAGCAACTATCGGTGCACCTAGTTCAGCATCGAACTCAATAACACTAGTACCAGCTTTACCCCACTCTTGTTCGATTTGATTTAAGTCAGCTGAACCACGAGGTATTAAAAGTTTAACATTAGTACTTGTACTTGCATGTGCAATAATCAGTGAACGTATTTTGTTAATGTATTCTTGTAATGGACGATATAAACGTACATCTGATTCTGGATATGGATTACGATGATGAACATTCATAATCGGTACTAAAGGATAATCTTGAATTGGTAATACTCGTTGATACAACAACTTATCACCAACAGTAACTACTAAACGAACACGACATTCTTCTATTTCATTAGAAATAATATCTCCCATTCCAATTAATTCTTCTACAGTCATTGGAATGATAATCGTAGTACTACCTGGTATTGAGTTTTCATCTTCTTCTCCAGGAACACGAATAGGTTGTTGTTGTATTACTTGACCTTGAGCATCATATTGAGGGTCTGGTAATTCATAATGGAACATTCCACCAGTTTCATCTAAGACTTCAAACATTTCTTGTACAGATTCTTCTTCAAATAAAATAACCTCTTCACCTTTAATGGTACGAACTTTGATATAGTAGGTACGAATATATTCGTTATACTCTTCATCAGTTAGTAAATGTTCTTGTTGTGAGAATGGTTCATAACAATTATAAAAAGAATGTCTTTCTCTTGAATAACGTTCAATGTATTGTCTTCTGTTGTGTACCGTTTCAGTTCCATCTGTTGTAAATAGTTGTCCTTCTGTAGCTGCTAAATTGGTTACAGGATAATCATCTGATTCATCTGGATGCATATTAGAGTTTTCAATAATATCATAAAATTCTGGATATACTTGCATTGCTTGTTCATCTGTCATATAGGTAGTTACTAAAATATGAGCAGCATCTCTAGCATAAACATCTTTTGCATTCGGGTCGATATATACGTCTAAAGGATTAATTGATTTGATATACACTTCACCTTTACCCATATCTGCATCTGGGTCTTGATAGACCTGAAGAACACCCATACCACCAACGTAATAATCGTCAATAGCTTGTTTTAATTCTTCATCTCCTGCAGATATTTGCCAAATATACTGAAACAAATCAGAAAATACCTTAGCAGTATCTCTATCAGAGTCTTCACGACCAGTAGAACGGAATTGAGGTGAATTGTATGTTAAGAGAGATTTAGCAGTCTCTACAATAGGATGGATACGATTGACAACAATCGGAGCTTGTCCACGAGCTTCTAATGCATCACGTTCTTCATTAGACCATTGAGCACCAGCTCGAAATTCTACAGCTTCTTGAAATTTTTGTGCCCATAACTCTCTAGCACTTTTATAATCGGTAAATAGTTCTCTGGTTAGTTCAACTTCTTCTGGTGTTTCTACTTCTTCAAAATTACCAGTTTCGTAATCAAAAACAAATTTTAAATCATCTTTGTTTTGATTTCTTGTGCTTTGAACCCTTTTTTGAATCTTTTTTGGCATTGATTGCTATATACCCCTTCGGTACCTTTACCGTTGTTATATCCTCTACTTTACGAATAAAATCAGTAAAACTTAAAAAATACTTGCTTTTTTCCATAAAACGTATAGGGATAACTTATAACAATTTTTAAGCTTTTGTCAAGTATTATTTTATAAAGTTTTCCAAGACTTCTTTAAAGGTCTTTTATACCATGGAGTATTTTCTACATATTCCACAGAATCATGCACTGGTCGATAGCAATTCTTGTTAGCATAATAAAAACCATCTAATAAGTCATCATGCTTACCACGTGGGTATAATAGTAGTTCATCTATGAATGCTTGCATATTAGGTTGCATATAGACTTTCTTACTGGCAAATAATGGTTGTAGACTTTCTAATCGGTAGGACTTGGATGTTCTTGGATTCTCTTTGATTTCCAATCCAGGAATAAACATTCCTATTTGTTCTGCTTGTTCTTTAATATACTGACGCAGCATTTCCTGATAGCCAACAGATTCGATTCTAGTTTTCTGACTGCGATATGTTTTGAAATTCCCAATGATGGAATCAGCCAAATCCAAAGGAGTAGCACGCTTCCTAAAATAAGGGAGAACAAAACGATTATTATCACTATCCACTGCAATGTTAAATATAACACTATAGTCTGCTCCTTTCTTCGTACTAGATGCAGGGTCGACTCCTGTAAAGATGTTTACAGGTCTACTCTCTTCTACTTCCTCACCATTCAGGTTCGTCAGGATGAGAGTTGACAACCCTTGCTCATCTCGTTCAATGTAGCCATCATAATACTGAAAATCTTCTTTTCTAAATAGATTGTCTTCATCGCCAACGATTTGACACAAGTATTCTCTATAGAATACCGATAAACGATTGATAGACTCTAATTCTTCTTTCTTTTGTTTTAATTTATCAATAGACCATACTTCTTCCCATAAAGAGATTCCCTGTTCTAGGTCTGGTCGATACTCTAAGGTGTTCCAACCTTTCATCTCTTTCAAGGTTTCTACCAAACAACGTTCGTGTTGGGGAGTACCAATCACCACTACTCTACCAGTTAATGGGTCAACGGACGGAACTCCAGACTGCAACAACCAACGTAAGTTATATTCCATTGCTTCAGCAGTCTTGGTATTGTTTTCATCTTCAGGGTCATCTAAGATTAATAGAGTAGGACGTTGATTTCCGTGTTTAATACCACGAATCTGTTGTCCTGTACCTTTGCAGATAATGACACTACCATCTTTGAGTTCTACTTCTGTGTTTGTCCACTTCCTTGCAGACTGCATTCCCCAGTATCCAAAGAAGTATCGAAACTCTTGAGAGTAATCTAAGACATCTTTAATGGTTCCTAATAGTTTAGTAGCGTGTGATTGCGTACGGGAAACTAAAACAATCACTTTAACACCAGGAGTGAACATTAAATGAAACAATGGCAAGATACCTGCAGCTACCGAAGACTTAGCATGACCACGAGGTGCAATGATGTTTATCTGCTTTTCTTCTGTATCTAACAGGTATTTTGTCATATCGTAGTGGAAGGGAGGTGATTCACTACTAAACATATTAGGCATAACCATACGACCAAACAACAACATATCCTGTTGCATTTCTAATAAGATTTTCTTTTTATCCATTACTTCTTAAAGATGATTTGAATACCAAAGTCCTCAGCTACTGCTTCCAGCACTCTTAAAAATTCTTCAATATTCGCTTTCTTCCCTAGTATCTGTATTACTTTCTTCATCTAACATTCTCGTTTGGGTTGCCTTTAATTTCTTGGTTTGTTTTTCATAACTATCTGCAATCTGATGTGAGATATCCATTTCCAAGGACTCTGTAACCTGTTTACTCTTTGGTTTCATATCTAAAAACTCTGATAATTCTTTTGCTGCTCGTATCATATTGCCTGAGTCTTCTTTTACTTTTGCTACTTCAATCGCATCTTTGATGACATCTAGTACAAATCCTTCATCAATTTGTCTATCTAGTAGCACATCTTTCAATTTATCTTGCATAATCTTTTTCACCTCTTTTGTTTTCATCAATCTTTTTGCCGCAATAGCGGGAGTTTTTTGGTCAGGACGGTATATCTTCCCTATTTGGTCCCAATCGGGCGATTTACCTGCCAATTTGTAGCTTAAATACGCATCTATTGCTAAGTCAGCACTCTTTTTCTGGGTTTCAAGC